GTTTGCTGCTATATCTCTTCTTAATTGAATTTTTAGTGCCATTATGAATTTCCTCCGTCAAGTGATGGTGCGTCAAAGTCTTCCGACCCTCCGCCTCCTGTTCCTGTTTCTACTGTTTCTTGCGTTCCATCAAAAAATCCTGCATCAAATAGTGTTTCTTCTTCAAAAGAAGCTTGACCCAAAATGTCTCCTGGTCTTCCTCCGTCATAGCCTATAACTAATGGAAGAACTAGTCCTGGAGTGTTAGGGTTTTCTAATGCTTTAAAATCAATTTGATTTTGAATATCAATTGTGTGTACATCTCCATCAAATGTGTGAGTATGCATGTAAAACGGTGTTGGGTCTGTGCTAGGTGGGGTAAGTTCTATCCAAGTAGTTCCATTATGAACACGTAAATTTTTAGTTATCGTGTTTATATAAATTTCGCCAACTTGTCCAAAAACTGGGTCTGTTGACAAAGCTAGAAGTCTTAATGGGACTAGCATTTGTCTAGACACGATTAACCTACTACAACTACTCTGTATTCTCCAGCAGCTGGTGCAGAGGCAAAGTTAATAGTTACAGAATTAGCATTTGATCTTTGAACATCTGCTTCTACTTGAGCAAATGGTGTAGCTGATTCAAATATTTGAACAGTTACATCTGTTGTACCAAGATTGTGTGTCACTGTGTAAGAAGTTGCTGATGCACCTAATGTTTCTGAATGCTTTCTAGTAATTGCGTGATAGTTTGTGCCATTGTTTGTTAATGTCCACTTATCTGATGTTTCATTCCATAGAATTTCAACATCTGTTTCTGTTCCACGCTCAACAACAATTCCTGCATCTGTTGTAGGGGCACCAGTAAATGTGCTATTAAGCTTTACCTTATTGTCTTCAATATTAATCTGTGTTGTATTTACAGAATTAACAGTTCCAAGTACATTTAAGTTTCCGCCAACCTGTAAGTTTCCAGTAATTTCTACGTTATCTGGTAATCCTATTGTTACGGCTGCGTTATGTCCACTATTTGGAGAAACAGTAACTTCGTTTGCTGTTCCAATGATAGTTGCTACATAGTCGCCTGTTGTTTGTGAATCTAAGTTAATATCTTTTACAGATACTACGCCAGCATTTACATTAAAGTCTGCTTCCGCAAAAGAAGCTACACCTTTATTTGTTGTTGAGGCGTCTTCTGCTGAAATTGTTATTGCATTATTTGTTACAGCAACATCAATTCCTTCTCCGCCATTTACAGTTAATCCTTCTGTAAGTAGTGATATTGCAGTTGTGCCAGTATCTCCAGTTATTGAAAGCTCTGTTGCTACATCTACTTCACCAGCAGATGTTAATCTACCTTGCTGATCTACTGTGAATGTTGGTATCTTTGTTTGAGATCCGTATGACCCTGTGCTTACTGCTGTGTTATCTAAATCTAATGTTAATGTTCCTGCTACATCTGAATAAGTAGCAGTTAATGCTGTTCCGCCAAGTACTGCTGTGCTAATAATATCTTGTATAACCTCTGGTGAGGCAGACATTGGCATCCATGGGCCATTAGGAGAGGAAAGTCCATTGTAGTAATACATGACATTGCTTGATGTGTCATAATAAACTTGACCCGATACTGGACTCGATGGTGCAGTTCCTAAGTTTTGAATTCTAGCATTGAGTAACTCATTTTTGTTTAAATCAATGCTAACTAAAAATTTTCTTGCCATTTTTTTATCTCCTTTTTAGGACAGGTATGCTGTCCCCGAAAATGGCTGGGCCATTGTCAATGTTATTTGGTTAATACTATTATAGTCTATTCCCGTTTCTAATAAGTCGCCAGAACTTGACTTAACTGCTACGTTGGGGTGGAATTGCAAATTGTGGTTAATTGATACAGAGTATATGCCATTTACTGGTCCAGTAATTTGGCTCATTTCCCATGAATACATGTAAGATATCTGCTTATCCAAGATAAAGCTTTTCTGTATACTCCAGGTATCTGTAGTTGCAGATTTTGGTCCCCAAAACCTTGTGGTAAGCTGATCAAAATAAAAATCTCCTGGGACTCCAAGAGAGTTTGCTGGATTTCCCTCTCCGCTGATTATTGTTCTTCCAGGGGAACCAGAAGCTCTTACTACTACTAGGGGATTATTTTCGGTTACAATCAGGCGGGTTGCCATTATAGTGTTACCGCCCTATTTAATGTAAAGTATCCCTCTAAAAGTCTTGTTACGTTTACACTTGGATCAACCAATACTAAGTCATAAGCAGATTTTGGATAAAAAAGTTTTTTAGTCCTATCTGCAGAAATAGAAATTGAAAGTTTACCAATTGAAGGTATTATTGTAATACCGTCTTGCTCTGTTAATGTAAATGCTAATTTTTTCCCACCTTGCGTATCTCTAACTTGCATCTTTGCTGTGTGGTGGTTTAATTGTATTGGAGCGTTATCTTCATCAAGGTATTGCAACTCAAAAGTAAACGTTGCATTCTCGTCTACCTGAAAATTTTTTTGAGCTGCCATTTTTACTCCTAAAAAGAAAATACCCTTACACTATTTTAGCATAAGGGCATTCTCAATTGACTAATAATTACTTGGATGTAAATCCGAACTCTTTATTGCTTGGGCTTAATGCCTTTAGGATTACTGGGGCAATTGCTGCTACTCCAGCCGCAATTAAATCCTTTGGATTTGTATTGCCAGTCATATATAGAGCCGTGGCTGCTGCCAAAAATGCTCTTCCGTAAGTTCCTATTGCTGCTAAGATTTGTTCTTGCATAGTTACTTTCCCATCTTTATTTAAATCAGCTTTATCAAATTTTTTGATAGCCATTTTTTATCATCTCCTCGTGGGCGGGGTTGCCCATGAATTTTGGTGTTACCCAATCCTATAAGTTTACCACTAAGCCGAAATATCCACAAGTTCGCAATTGCCGTCTGAGCTGCAGGCTAGAGTTGCATTTGTTGAGGTTCCGTCTTCTGTCTCGTAAAATGATAGATCTTCCCAGCGAATGTTGCTAGGCATTTTTGCCACTAGGGCATCATATTCTTCTTTTGAAATTTCTTGATATGGAGCCTGCTTATAGGTATGCTCTGAATGAGGCAGGAATGAAATACCAGAAACTTCATCAAAGTTTTTATATACCCAAGCTCCTACTTCCATCCATTCATCTTCTTTTACAGAAACTGTAATTGAAGGCTTGTGTTCACACCATGCACGTTGATATACAAGCCATATATTTAAATGATCAATTGCTGTCAAGTCATTTCTAACAATTGCACCCTCTGGTGCTTTTACTGGAAACGAAAATACATAAGTCTCATTTGGCTTCATTACATCATCTTCAACTGGAATCCCAACTTCTTTTAAGAATGTTGAAATTGGATCTCCCTTTGAACCACGAACTGTACGAACATAATATGGAGAATGCCAAGGATGCATTCCTGAAGATACCCCGACCAATTGAGATACTGTTCCAGAAGGCTTAACGCATGTGATTGCTGCAGACTCGGGAATCCCAATTTTTCCAGACTCTTCTCTGTTTATTTCTCTTGCTTTTTCACGCAATGTCATTAAGAATGCTTCTAGTGAAATTAAATCTTCTTTACCAGACATAAACTTGTGACCAAATTGCCCAGTCAAAGAAACTCCTAGAAGTCTTTCTTCTTCTGTGTTGTCTTTCCAAATTTTTCTAAGATACTTAAAGTCTGTAAGAGTTGACTGCCATGTACCAAGGATAGTTGCTAGCTCTACCTTGCGCTGAATATCTTTTTTAGTGTCGTTTTCACGCAATACAACTTCTGAAAGGTTGCAGAACTGATAAGGACGCAAGATAATCTCAGAACACGGATTAGTTCCATAATGGATGTCTGGATCTCTGCGACCATACTTTGCAGCTTGTGCCTGTGCTGCCGCTACGTTATAAATACCACGTTCCCCAGACTTGGAATCATATAAAGATTTCCATTCAGCAATGAACTGTTCCATTTCTGGCTTGCGAGAATATGCAACTGAATTATTTGATAATGCACGTTGTGGGCTTTGCTCCCACCAGTTTCCTGACTTAGCTTGTGCCATTTCAATGTCATTAATGTTAGATAAAGAAATCATTGCAGAACGTCTAACTCCACCAACAACTACAACTTCTCCAATTTTGCACATAATGTCATGGCACTCAATTGGCTTAAGGTTTCTACCAGTAGCGTTTTTAAATTTCGCAATAGTAAAATCAAAAAGGTTTACAAGTGGCTGTGGACCAGATGATCTACCACCCATTGTCTTAAGTCTTGCTCCAGCTGGCCTAACTTTAGTAACATCTATTGCTGGAATTTGTCCAGACCATAGCAATGCAAGCAACTCACGGTATGCCTTTGCCCAACCTTGCTTAGAGTCTTCTACTGTAATAACTGTAGTTGATTTTTCCAAAGTTTCTGGGACTGGGGGAAGCTTATTAATGTACTTGTATTCTACTGAGAATCCAACACCTGTTCCACACATAAGAACATACATTGTTTCGTCAAATGATCTTGGAGAATCAACTGGTAAAAATGCACAGTTATATCCAGCAACATTGTCTCTTTCTAATGCGGCTCCAGAAGTCATGACTGATCTCATTGATGGCATTACATTTCTTTCAAACACAAACTCTTTTAATTCCGCAACAAGCTTTTCATTTGGAATGTAATTGTGGTTTTCCTGCAAGTGATTTGTCATAAAAGAAAAATATCTGTCTACTGTTTCTCCCCATGTCTCTCTACGTCCTTCTGCTTCTACCCATTTAGCATATCTGGATAGTGCAATAAAATTCTCATATGGGTTTTCGATAGTATTTTTCATGTGTCGCCTCTTCTTCCGACTGACGGATTGTTTATTTTTTAAGTGAAGTCTAAGTGTATCAAACTTTTTTATAAAAGAAAAGAAAAATAACTTTATGTTGCTTTTTTAGTTAACTATAATATATAATACTCTATATATACATATATATAATATATGTTGATTTTATTTGATTTGCTGACCCCCCGACCCCCCTATTGGAATTATACTAAATAGATATTCTTTGTCAAGACAAAAAGTATTTGACATATTTGCAAACACAATGGTATGATTATAGTTCGCTATCTCTAAAGGAGGAAATGCCAATGGAGAATATAAAGAAAAGTTTAAGCGATATTGTTCATCAATATGCTGCGATAACACTAACAGTAATGTTTTTGTTTTCCAACACAGTTAATGCAACATATGCACAAGCTTTAATAGTACAACCAAAGACAGAAGTACAACTTAAGAAAGAAACCTTAGAGAAGTACAGCAATACTGTTTATAAGCCTTCAGAAATGCTTTCGGACACAGAACTGAAAGAACTACTGGAAGCAGTAGGCTTTGAAGGAAAAGCCCTTAAAACGGCTTGGGCCATTGCCAAGAGAGAGTCTAACGGACGACCTCTAGCATATAATGGTAACAGGAATACTGGAGACAGTTCTTACGGAATTTTTCAGATCAATATGTTGGGTAGCCTCGGCGTGGATCGTAAAGAAAAATTTGAATTAAAGTCAAATGAGTCATTGTTTGACCCAACTAAAAATGCAGAGATAGCGTATTACATGACTAATGGCGGAAGTGATTGGTCAGCTTGGAAGGGTTTAACCCCAAGGGCACAGGAATTTTATTTAAAATTCCCATCAAATTAGAAAGGAAGTGTAATGAAGATACAGTACGTGTC